GGTTGGTAATAGTTGTTACACTATCAACTAACCCCTTAACTAAATAATCATCATTTTTAAGTGTCCATCCCTTTCCACTTTCTTGAAATACTTTAGGGCTTACATATCCACTCTCGCTCATTAAAATTCTGACAATTAATCCATCACTTTTAATAAGTTGAGTATCAGATATAGTTATCCCCTTATTAGAACTCCAAAATCCTTTTATATGGCTTAATTTATATTCATTTTGTTTAGTTTCTCGATTATACCATTTATTTACAATAGTAATATCTTTATCGAACATCTATAACTCCTGAATATAATAAGCCAGTAAATAACAATGACTTTTCTACTTCTTCATCTATCTTTTGACTAGTACTACCATAATCGGCTTTTAAATCAGCGAGAGACACAGCAGATAAGTTTCTACTGTAATCCCCCACCTTTTCGCTTGTTACGATTTGATTAGTTCCATTCAAGATATTTTCTATTCTTTGTTTTTTTAGAGATTGATTGTATAAGATTTCTGCTACTCTGCAAGTAGTTTTTTTGACTATCTCTTCAAACTTTGTTTTTTCAACAGATCGGTTGAAAAGTCTTAGTCTAATTTCATTATTTGCTAGAGTAACATACTTTTCTATTTCTTCTAGAGGGATTAACTCCCCATAAAAGGTATCATAGTAATAATTATCATCTATATAATTATTCATTCTATCCCTCCTTATTTATCGCTAATTAAACAGTTTTAGTGATTACAGCAACTTTATCTTTATTAGATACTCTGAAACCTGAATTGATTTCGTTTTGTGCTAAAACACCAGTAAATCTTTCTGAATCTTTTAATCTCATCATACTTAAGTTATCAGCAATTTTTAATGCAGTATGGTCATATACTACTAATTCAACATTGTCTAGATTTACTTCTTTTGCAGTTTCATCACTATCAAATCCAAAGTATTTTGCAACACCTTCAAGTGCATCAACTTCAAACCAAGTCATACCTAGGTAATTACCAACTTGTCCTGTAGTAATTATTCTATCGTTAGTTGATGGAGTATATTTTGTTCCTGCTTCTTCTAACATACTTGCAAACGCATCTACAGAAGCGAAAACAACGTCTGGTTTTGCATGTTTTTTACGAAGTGTTTTACGAGCTTCAATTGCTTTTCCGCTTATTGTTTCAGCAGTAGAGTTAGTAGCAGTTCCTTCATTTACTAAACATGCTAATGCAGATGCTTGTTTGTCATCTCTGTTTTCTTGTACCGCTAATGATAAATTAACTTCAGCTTTGTTATAAGAACAAGAATTTGCAGTCACTTGATAAATCTTTTTAGATTTTCTATATGCATTATTTAATCTAACATCAATTAAAGCATTTCCTGTATTTTCATCATTAAAGTCTCCTGCCGGGCTTTCTGGATCACTTCTATCTCCTTTATTTTCTTTATAGAAATGAACTAAACCTGACTTTACATCTCCTTCAAAATTATCATCATATGTAATTCCTGGAATTATTACTGTATCAGCAAATAAGTTTGGTTCTAATATTGATGAATATTGTTCATCTACAAAATCGTTACCATATTTCATATTTTAATCATCCTCTCTTCTTTTTATTTTTTATAATATGGATTGTTTGCATATTTTTTGTCTAAATACGCTTTTTCTTCGCTAACTTTTGGATTAGCTTGATTTTGTGAAAAGCCTGTTGTAACAGGTTTCTTTTCCTCTTGTTGAAACAGATATTGAGGATTATCTTTTAAGTAACTTGTAAGATTATCCACAAATTCTCCTTCCATTTGAGAAACTTCACTCATAACAAATTTTTGAAATTTAGAATCAACTCCAGCATTTGCAACTACTGATTTGTTTTCTGCTTCCAACAATCTTGCTTTTAAAGTTTCGTTTTCTTTTAATATTTCACTTTGCTTTTCAGCTTCAGTCTTTTGACTTTCTTTCCACTCATTGAACGCTTTCAATTCTTCTTTACTAGGCATTCCTTTTGTTTTTCTTGCCACTTCATCTTTAAGAGCCTTTGTAAATTCACTTTGTGTAAAAGTCTTTTCCACATTTTGTTCTGCTGTTTGTGATTCAGTATTTTCAGTAGTAGTGTTTTCTACTGCTACATTTTGAACATCTTTTTCGTTCATGATTTTCTCCCTTCTTTTAAGTCTTTAAGTTGGACTTATTCCATTCTTTAATGTCTTTATGTTGGACATAATAAAAGAACATAAAAATATGTTCTTTGTGCCATTTATAAGCACTGCACCAACTATATTTCGTTTCTGTCAATCACCCATATAATCAGCGCACTACCTATAAAGTATTGTATAAATAAAAACACTCTTTATCGAGTGTTTTTATGATATTCTTCCATATCTTTATCAAATTGTTCTTTTTCTTCTTTTGTGAGTTCGTAGTCATCTTTGGCATTCCATAATTTATCAACTAATTTTGTAAGCGGACTATTAGGATCGATATCTACTTCATCACTCCAAAATTGTGTTTCTAATGAATTACCATTTTTTAACTTATCATTCATATTATTCTATTTCCTCCAAACTAATATATATTTTACCATTTTTCTTTTTTAAATCAATATATTTGAATTTAGTTTGTCTTTCAAATAATATTTCTCCTCCACCTTCAGCATTTAAACTAGATATATTTCTCCCATTTATTGATTTAATGCTAAATTGTAATTTCATGTTTTCATCATATATTTCTTTCGATGTAGATATATAAGAACCCCAACATCCTATTTTATCTTTATTATGGAATATTTTTAATATTTGATTTAATTGCTCTTGATTTTCAATGTTAACACTTCTATTAACATATCCTTGATATTTAGGCGCCTTAGTTAATGCACTATCTAAACTATCCCTAAATCTAATTTGTTCTTCGGGCAATTCTCTATTATTATATAATGGCTCATTAATTTTATATGAACCTGATGATATATATTCTTTTAAATCCCTTTTTTCTTGTTTGGTTAATTTTATATACCAATTAGGATTTTTTTCAGTAATGTATTCTCTCGTATAATCTCTTCTTAAATTGTTATCTTCTGTAAATTTATTTAGTCTTTGTTGCCACTCTTTTAATTTTAAATTACTTTCATTATACTTTTCTTTATCTTCTATTTCTTTAAACAATTCTTTTTTTCTTTTCCACTTTCTGATTCCTCTTTCAAGGTATCTTTGTTTTTGTGATAGATTATATTGTTTGGTTGCATCTTCTTTTGAGATTTGTTTTAATTCATCTCCTCTAGCATCCCCAAAATATGGTTCAAAGTAGTGAGCACAATTGATACCTGCTAGTCCTGTGATACTTCCGTAATCAGTAACAAGCACTAAATCTTCTTTCTTTATTATTGTACCTTGCCAATCAAAATGATCAGGTCTACATCTAATGTGTTCTGACAAATATAAATATTCACATTCTAATTCTTCAGCAACTTCCATATTTATATTATTAGATAATTGTCTAGTGGCTGTTAGTACTTCTCTTCTGATTGTGCTAGTAACATCATAACTTCTAATGCCAACTATATTACCATCCTTATCTTTAGTGGTGTATGTCAAAGTAGTTATTCCTTTATTTCCTAATTCATCAATAGAACTTCTAATTGCCTCTTGATAAGAATGTGTTCCCATACTTGTTTTTAAATACGCGTGCTCTACCACGTTTAAATAAGCATCTCTCGCACTTTGTTCTATCTTGCTAGACATTTCTATAAATCTATTGGAAAGTTCGTTATATGCAAAATTTATGATGTTTTTGATAGTGTAATTATCTTTCAATATTATAGGATTAACCTTTAGCACTTCATCTTCGAACAACTTATTTAACTTATCGAAGTTTACTGTCTCTGCTCCTATTTTTTCAAGAGCCTTTAATACCTCTTCATTTGTCTTACTTGAATATCTTGCAATATAGTCAACAACTTCACTATTGAATAATCCCATTTCATCTAATTTCTTTATTCTCCAGTAGTCGCTATTCATAAACTCTTCATTAATTGAAAAATGTCTTGCTAATTTTATTAACAAGTCCATTTCTATTTGAGAATACATCTCTGTTAGTGGCAATATTGCTTTTTCTATTTTATCTTCTAATCTTGCCATAGGTTATCACCCTATTCTACAAAACTAAATTCTTCACCATCTGTGATAGTTTGAGTTTTTATCTCTTTATTCATCTTTTTAGCAAATTTTAGTGCTTCTTTTTCTTTTAATTTATAAACATCTCTATAATACTGTGCTTTGCTTATTAGCTTATTGTTATATTCAGATTGTGCTTGTAATCGTGTCTTTTCCATGTCTTCAATGATAGTATCATCATAAAATACTGACACATTGAAATCTTCTTTTATTCCTATTAATTCTGCTATACCATAGATTAACTGAGTTATTGCTTTTGTAATTATATTTTCTTGTTTCTTTATCTTTCTATAAACATCACTATTAGAACTTAATATATTATCTGTATTAACATAAGCCTGTCCATCTTTAAATTTATAATAGTTATGTCCTAATCCTACTTTAGATGTATATAGATTTAATTGTCCTTGTATTGCTTGTGTTAATTGTTCTATTCTTAAATCAAAACTAGATTCTACTAATTTATCATTTTCTTTACCAGGATAAGCATAAAAAACAACATCATTTTCATCAAATGCCGGTACTGAGTCACCATTTTCTGTTATATTGAATTGTATCGCATTAGTAGGAACATACACTCTCTTTCTTCCCATTGCAATCTCGTTATCAAAACTATCGTATGCTCTATCCAATGCTATAATTGTATCTAACGCATTAGCATAACAACTAATTCCATAAGGACTATTTATATCTAAATTATTTACTTCTGGTGTAAATAACATAGAGAATTTAGGAACAAATGATTTTGTTTCTATTTTTTTTATATTTTCATCTAATTCTACTTCTGTATAATCGTTGCTATCTTTTTTCTGTAAATACTTTCTATTGTGTATTACATAGCCTTTTTTCCCTAGAATATGTGCATTAATGTAAAATTCTGTTCCATTTAATACTTTTCTTTTACTCCAAAACAACACATCTTGGACGCCGTCTTTATCTGCCTCTAATATCACTATATTAGTAGCATTAATGTAATTTATCTTTAATACTTTATCTTCTAAATATGATACATATGCACCGGTTCCCAATGCTTTTACTAATTGCATTAGTTTGTTTGAATTTGCTAGAAAATTATTTTGTTCTAGACATTCTTTTATCTTTTCTTGCACATCCTCTTTATCTATTGTTATATCTAACTTTTCATTAAAGAAGAAATCTGATAAATCTCCACAAGATTGACTTGCAATATTCAATGATTTATATGTTCTATTGCATAGCTTCTTACCATTGTATATTGTGTAATCATGTTGTTTAGTCTTTCCACCAAACCATTCTAACCAGTTATTAACTCTTTTCTCTTGTTCTTCATCTATTACATTATTTTCATATCCTAATTCTTTAAGAAAACTAGTTACTATCTTCTCCATCTTTTCACTCCTTTTCTAGTTAATCTGTACTAATACATTCATGTAAGGCTCTGTTGAATATTCTTGAGCATCTAGACTATCGATATCTTGTTTTCCATCATCTAGTCTTACATCATTTTTATCCTTTTCCCATATTGCTGTTCTGTATGCCATAATCAGATCGTTACAACATTCTAGGACAAAGTATTTGTTTGTACTAAACATCTTGCAATAGAACCTAATTCTATTTAGTATTGGTCCTTTTATTGCATTGTTTATTGGTATTCCTATATTTTTTTCTCTTAACGCTCTTTGAAATCCTGCAATTAATGTCTGTTCTGCACTATCACATCTAATATCAACAATGTTTATCGTTGGATATTCTTCTTTTAACTCTAAAATAAAACTAACAAATTGTTCTGTTAGTTCCTTGTCATCTATTCTTTTTGCTATTCTTTTATGTTTTATAGTCCCGAACTTTCTGAAGTTATGTGTATAACCTGTTGCATTGAAACTATGCGCTGATATATTTCCACCGAAGTCCACTCCTATTGTTATGAACTTTAGAGACCTTCTTAATTCATTTGTATAGTTACCATTTGTATCAACCACATTCCAATCTTGCATTTTAATAATATGGTAATCTTTGAATTCTTGGTAGATAAGTCCTTCTGCTACTACTCTACGACCCAGTATATCTCTTTGGTACCATATACTTGCCTCATCATATTGGCTTATTATTTCTTTTTTTCTTTCTTCTGTGATAGCATTGTTATCGTATATAGTAAAATGATTATAGTTATATCCTCCTACTAGTCCTTGCTTTTCCCATAGGTCTAGATAATCAGTATATATAGTATCTAATGGATTACCTGGGTTTAAATCCCAAAACCATTTAGGGTTTTTACTAGCTAATTGTCTAGCAAATGCTACTTTGATAAACGACTCTTTTGAATTGTCACAATCATAATGTTCATTTATTTCAGTTGCAATCCATAATCCGTATGAATTACCTAATATTTTCTTATAGCTATCTGCTTTACCACCACCGGCAAATATTACTATCTTCTCGCCAGTTTTAGTCTGTACATATAATGCTTCATTATCTTTGAATTTTCCCCATCTGCACCTACCTTTAAATAGATGTTCTAGGCCGAATCCATTACATTCACCTATATTTAATTTAGCATTTGGCAATGTACTTCCACTAGCTAAATGTATTTTATCAGGGGTATATTCTAGGTTAAGAGCAAACATTATACAATTATCTATTGTTTTACCTGCTCTTACTGCTCCTTCTGCTACATTTGCTTTGTTATCTTTACTTGCTAATATATAATCAATATGCTTTTGACTGAATGGTAGCCACTTAATTGTTTGCATTATTATTCTCCTTATTGAATCCTAACATTTCAGCAAGTGTTGTTAAATCTTCTATGTCATTTCTAGTTTTTTGTAACTCAGCCTGTCTTAACTTCATTTCTTTAGATTTTATTGCTTTATCAAATATTACACCATACACGGTTGCAATATCTTTAACATTTGTAAACATATCAGGATTTTCAAGTTTTTTTTCTAATGCTTCCAATGACAAATCAATTATCTTTTTCTGCTTGTCAGTTATTGTATCCATATACTCTAGTATGTCTTTAGTATTTTCTTCTTTTTTTTCTTCAACTTTTTTCAAAGTTTCACTATCTTTTTTTACTAAAGTTCTTACTGTCGTATCAGTAACATTGTTAAGTCTGGCAGTTTCAGAATAATTTTGATTTATAACATAATCTGCTAATATCTTTTTCTTTTGCTCATCAGTCAATTTTATTCTAGGCATAATAACCAGCTCACTAATTCTCTCTTATTATAAAATGTAATACACACATTATCTATTTTTGGAGTATCTACCAATCTATAATTGAAATTAAACACTCTTTTAATTTTGTTGTCCTTTGGTTTTTGAATTTCTATAAGTGATATTTCATATTTAGTACTTAAAGTTAATAGTTTCATTCTGATAACTTTATCTAAATTCATCTTATCACCTACTTTCTCTTCTTTCGTTTCTTCCTCTTATCTTTCTTTCTCTTTTCTTCTATTTCATCTTTGCAAAATTTATAATCACTACATGTCTTACATATAGGATTACGTTGGCATTTTTCCCAATTCATTCTATCAACCCTTTTTAATTCATAATAAAAGAGACTTTATAGTCTCTGAAAGGAGGTGATGTCTATGAGAACATCAACTTTACGATTTAGTAAGTACTGTACTAATGATATATAGACAGCAATACTACTATCCAACTTTTCATATCATCAGTACACTACCTACTAATGTAGATAGTTTTTTGAATTAACTTTGAAATACATGAGATTTTATATTTATCTCAGTTTACATTATAAACCTATTTTTTTCTCATTTTTTCTCATCTTTACTTTTTTTATAAATTTTTTCTTTTATTTCATCAATAAACCTATATGTTTGTGGCATACTGTAATTTATTAATTTATAAAATTCTCTTACTTTCTTATGTTCAAGCCACTTAAACACATATACTCTATCGTGAACTTCATTACTTTTTCTTAATTCTATTTCTTTTTTCTTTAATTCATATTCTAATACATCTTTATTATTTCTAGTTGAGTTTATTAATAAATCAATTTCTTCTATCTCTCTTGTATATCTATTGAATTTTTCATCAGGAGATAGATTAGTTAAATGATTTACTATTGGTTTTGCTTCTGTTCCATGCGGTGTTACAATGTATAGTAATTTTGATTTTTTATCTAACGCATCGTAATAATCACTTTCTGCATTTTTATATTTTTTTAATAAATTATGATACTCTATATACATTTATCATCCTTTCTTCAACCAATTTTGCCCTAATTTTTTTCAATTCTACTAATATATTCTTTAAAAGATATACGTGGTAAAAATCTGTATGCAATATCTTTATCTAAATCATTTTTATACCAACAAAATTCATAATCAAGTTTTATTAAGATTTCTTTTAATTCTGTATAACTAGCATTTTTAATATATTCTCTAAAGCCATCAATGTTTTTTATATTTAGATTAAATTCTTTGCATTTATCTAAACATTCTTCACATATTTCCTCTTTTGTCCTTGCTTCATAAGCATTGTAATCCATTTTTGAATCACAAATTGCACAACAATTATAATCTCCATGTGCCATTCTACTTACCTTCTTCCTTTAATTTATTTATTATCTTCTTTTGGTTTTTGATTAAATCATTAATTGCATTTTGTACTTTTCTTGGTTTATATTCTATTTCTTCAATATCTATAAACTCATCTTCTTCATCTAGTATTTCTACTTCGTCATCTAATAAAATAGTGTATGTTGTTAACCAAAAATGATTATAACCACGATTCCAATAATTGTACATTTGTGTTATATCTGAACTGCTTGTTCTTTCAAATATAGTTTCATCTATTTTTATCTTTTTTGGTGCTTTACCATCTTTAATTAATCCTAATAATTCATATATTGTTATTTTCATTATTCCTCCTTCATACGTTCCAGTTGCCTATCTATCTTTTGTTCCATAATCATATAAATATCACTTTCTTGTATTTCGTAATGTTCTACAAATTGATTCAGCATAACTAAACAATCTGCTATTTCTTCTGTTATATGTTTGATACATTTATAATCATTTTTTTCGTCACCATAGTTACTTGTTGCTCTTTCATAAATTATTGCTTCTTCTAATTCGAATGCTTCTTCATTAAATTTTCTTAACTGATGATTAACTCCGTATCTCTGTATTATTTGTAATAATTTTTCTTCCATTATTCACCTACCTTTTCTACTAGTCCATCTTTTATTAAGTCGTATAAAACATCTAAATCACTCGATAATATGATTTCTCCACAAGTTATAGTTTTATCTTCTCTAAACCAAAACGCTCTATTATAATGAATACTTTTAAATGTTTCGTTGTTTATATAAGTAATTCCATACTTCTCTAATTCTTTTAAATCTACATTATCTACTATCTTTAACATATCTACTCCTCATTGTTACCTTTTAATATTTCTAATAATTCTTCTACACCTGCTTCAAATACTTCGTTGCTATCGGTAGAATATAAATGTAATTCATCTTGTTCTATCATTTTAATAGCCTTATCATTACGATCCTTTACTTTCTGATATAGTAGTTTGTAATGGTTTAGTTTTTCGTTTTCTTGTTGTAATGTTTGAATAATGTTTGCTATGTCTTTATCTACATCATAGAATAATTTGTTATTGTCTATTTCTAACTGATAACTACCAAATAATTCGGTTATTTTATATTCTTTATTCATTATTCCACCCTTTCAAATTACTTTTAGCATTTCCTTTCTCGAATGAATATTTTATATTGTAACTTCTAGTACACCATTCTAAATTGTTTACATTATTATTTTTTCTATCGCAATCTATATGATTAATTTCTGGTAGATTGTTAGGATTTGGAATAAACATTTCCGCTACTAGTTTATGAACTCTTACATTTTTAGCTTTATTATTTTTCATTAAATAAACATACACGTAACCATTCTTTTTATTAGTACATAAACTTAATAATTTTTCTCTATTATAATATTTTGTTCCACTCCATCTCTGCAATGATTTTACTCTACCTAAATTACTAACTTCATATTTATCTTCATAGCCTTTAATCGGCTTCCATATTTCATTCATTCCAATGTAACTCCTCTATTTGTTTATTTATGGCTTTTAATTCTTCTAAAGTTCCATATTTAAAATGAGTATTACCTTGACAACTTTTTCTTGTAAGTCTAAACCTTCTGTTTTTCTTATCAAAATCTATCATTTCACCACCCATATATTTGTGTTCTTTATTAAAATAATCAGCATATCTTAAATATGGTTTACTATCTTCTATCAATTCATATCCTAACTCTTCAAACATCTCTTTAGCAGTCATTATTCCCTCCCTCTTCTAGTTCTTGCATTTTATTTAATATAAATTTAATCTTTAAACAATCGCCATAATCATAATATTCTTCTAACCACTTCTTTAACTCATTCCAGTTATGTTTTAATGTATATATTTCATCTTCATAATCTATATAATCTTCTACTAATCCAAGTTCTTTGGCATATTTTAAAGCAGTATTATATTCACAGGAAAAGCCACCATTATACCATTCATGTATTCTTTCATCAGGACAACCTAAATATTGAAATATCCAATCTTTTTTTGTGTACCAACTATTACAATCAATTTTTTCATCACTAATGGCATTAAAATCTATAATTGTATTTTTCCATTTCCAACATTTTATTACTTTCATTTATCCTCCTTTGGTAATTCAGGCATCATCTTTTTTTAATTCTGCCTTTTCTTTTTTACTTAATTCTTTTGCTCTTTGTTCTTCATCATATTTTTCTATTAAATCTCTTGCACACATTCCTACAAATGCAAATATTAATAAACAACCCATTAATAATATTACTGCGATAACCTCAACCCACTTAGCCATTAAAAATTCTATCATTTCATTAACTCCTTCTTTTTGCGCAACAATTATGTATTGCACTTCTTTCTTCTTTTAAACCATTTAATAATATTTCTAATTCATAAACTGCAGTTTTACTAACACCAGATTCTTTTAATTTTTCTATTCTTTGCACTAAATAAGCTTCTGTAGTTTCTAATATTCTTTCTCTCTTTTGTACTTCTTTTATCAGGATTTTTATTTCACCAGCAAATCTATTTCTTTCTCTTCTTGTTTTTTCCATTTCTTTTTCGTATGGTTTCATTTCTTTTATTGATTCTTTCTCTAATAAATCATCTGGCATTTTTTTGCCACTCCTTTATTAATCTTTCTATTTCTAAATCTTCTTTTGTTTTTATTCCTAGGTTCTTTGCTTCTTGGACTACTCCATTTAGTAATACATTCATTTCATAAGTGTCATACTCGCTACTACCTACATAACATTTATACCAGTCTGCATCTTTACCATTTAATCGGCTACTACATTCAAATTCATAATATTTAGTTATTCTACTAGGCATTTCTCCTTTAGGTACTGGTATCAACATAGATTGACCATAATCTTTTAACATTTGTAGATATACTTCGTTCTTTGATAAGTTTACTTTATTTCCTATTTGTGTACATAGTTCCCACAAATAAGAATTTGCATTATTACTTCTTTTATTTCTATGTTTTATTATTTTCACATCATATAAAGTATCCTTATCTAACCTAAATATTAGTGGTAATATTTTATCTATTTTACAAGTGTCTTCTATCATTTTTCTTCCTCAAATGTTGGTATTAAGCATTTAGCTAACTCTGCTTGTCCACATTTTTTTAAATATTCTTTCATTATTTCAAATTGTTTTTCATTACATTCCATTGTTCCATCAGTAAGTTTATAAATAATATTTGCTATTAAACTTCTAGGGTCATCATAGAATAGTAATCTCATATCAGTTAAATGACTTTCTATATCATTAGTAATATTATTCCAATATGCTCTTTTATGGTTTTCTATCTTTTCTTTTTCTAATTCAGATTCATTTCTATTACATCTAAAACTCCTACATATTTTTGGTCTGACTTCATAAATTTTACATTTCCTATTATTTCTATCATAAAAGCAACATTGTAGATTTATATTTTCGCCATTTTGGAAATATTCAGGTTCAATATTATTCTCTTTAATATACCCTCTAATTCTTTTTTCTTCTTTTCTAGTAATAGGAATTAAAACACTACAACAATTACCACATTTACTGCAATTTCCACAACTATCACAATAATTTATCATTTTTTCATAACCTCATACATCATAGAATTTAATTTTTCTCTTACTGCTTTTATATCATTTATTTCAGCCACACTTTTTATTGTTTTACTTCTTAGTAATTTATTTAAATATTTCACTGCTTTATCTAATGCAATATAATATTCTGTCATTTTATAGAACCTCCCACTTATAGCAGTCATTTTCAAATATATTATTTTTTATTTTTGCAGATAAATAACCTTTATTTTGTTTTATCAAATTACTTCCTTCGTTTAAACTAGAGGGATAAATTATAGTCCCAGTTATTTTATTTTCAATTTTAACTTTTATTTGACTATGTTGTAATCCAATTTTAAATGCATGTTGTATATTTTCTTTTAATGAAATTATTTCAAGATTACTTAAATTATTATTTAATCTATTTCCATCAATATGATTAACTGTCAAATCAGTATTGTTCATATCCTTTTCAAAAAATGTAAAAGCAACTAATCTATATGTTAAATAAGTTTTATGTTTACCATCTTTCCATAATTCAACTCTAGAACAACCATTTTTTGTGATTTTGGGTTTTAAAATCTTTTCTCTCTTGTACTTTTTGTTCCAAACATTATTTTGAAATAATAAACTTTTTATTCTGCCTAAATTACTGGCTTGATAATATCCCTCATAACCTTTTATATCTTTCCAAATTTCATTCATAAATACTCTCCGTTTTAAAATGGAAGTTCCATACTAAGATCTCTATCAGTTTCATCAAATGCTGGCATACTATCTATTTCTTCTGCTTTAAATGATGTTTGATTATTATTACTAATTGGTGGTTCTTCTAAATTTTGGAAATTAGAATCATCTCTTTTTGTTTGCAAAAATCCTACTCTACTTGCCACTACTTCTGTTACATAAACTTTCTTACCATCTTTACCATCATAATTTCTAGTTTGAAGCCTTCCTTCAATTTCAACCAAATCTCCCTTATGACAATATTTATTTACATTTTCAGCTTGTTTATCCCAAACTACTATTGTAGGAAAATCAGCTTCCCTTTCTCCATCTTGATTTGTATAATTTCTATTAATTGCAATAGTAAATTGTGCTACTGCTCTATTACTTGTTTGTGAATATCTCAATTCCGGCTCTTTAACAAGACGCCCTACTAAATCTACTCTATTCATAATTTCTTACCTAACCTTTCTTTAAATTCTGTTTTCTCATTGATATAAACATATTTTTTACACCAACTACATATTTTTTTATTTCTATGTTCAAAAGGATAAAAAGCTAATGAATGTCCACATTTACAATAAACTCTATATTTTGTTCTTAATTCAATTAATTTTTCATCATCTTTTTTTAACATGTTATATCAGCCCTAGTGTTTTATCCTCATAAAATATATCTGCCATATAGGCATCATAATCTTCATCATCTTGTTTTTCCATTAGTCTATCTATTTCCATTAATAAATCATCAATTATATTTCTTACGTTTTCACTAGATACAAATTCTTCATGTTGAATTTCATAATCTGTTAAGGTTATTTTTTCTATTCTCTTTATTTTTTCTTTTTCTAATTTTAAAAACATATTTATTCTCCTAAATTAATTCCCATTTCTAAGTATGAATCAATTATTTCATTTCTTAACAAATCATCAGTTCCTGCTCTTTCTAAAGCAATTTTTCCAAATTTATACCAGCTTGATTGATATACTACTTCTTGATTTTTTTCTACAACTTCTTTTATTTTTGAATTTTCGTTGTATAAAATATGCCAACTATTGTTTTCCATATTTAATGTTTTTAATTTACTTTCAAGTTTTTGTAATTGGTGAGTTGTCATTTCTTCTAGAGTAGTCCATAATTCTTTTTCCACCATTTCTGCTAGACTTGCTTTAACCACTCCCATTTTTCTCATCAAGTCACCTACAGTTACTTTTATTACATATTTTGCTTCTTCATCACGAATATATATATTTTCATAAATTTCAAATTGTTTAGTTGTTTCTTTACTTCTCTCAATATCTTCAGCACTAGCTATTGAACTATCTACTCCAAATCCTGCAAATCCTAACGCTCTTCCTACTGATGATGTTTCGCAATTTTCTATCATTGATGTTTGATTAATCTTATTATTTCCTTTGTTGTTTTCACTAGCTGTACCAGTTGCTAGAATTCTATCTTGCTCATCTTTTACAATTGTTTTCATTCTCACGGAATCTTCTTTAACTTCTTCTATTTCAGTAATTATTTGACCTGTAGGATAAACTTTTCTAAACGCTTTAATTCTTTCATTAACTTGTGCATATCCCTTTGTTCCTATTTTTGTTTTTTCAATTTCATCATTTGCTTTTTCTATTTGTTGATAACTTACTTTTATTTCTTCCATTTTTTCCTCCTATGTTTACATAAACTCTTTTAACATTTCTTCTATTTTCTTTTTATCTTCAGCGGATGCTTCTTTTTTCTCAATTGTTTTATCCATCCACTCTGGTTCGTTTTCAACATTCTTCTTGCCCCTCAATTCATTTTTGCATTCTTCTATTGTCTTAAATCCTTTTGACTTCCATGCCTGTAAAATTCCCTCTAAATAGCTAAAAGTTCGCACATTATTATCACAACACTTTTTTATTGCAAATTTAATTATTTCAGTATTGCCTCCAAAATCTTTTAACCATTCTTCTAAACTTTGCATTTGAATTGGTGGAATGCAGTAGCCGAAATTAGAAGTGAAAAAGTCATATATATCTACTTCAACTTCATTATCACTATCATATTCATCTTCATTATCATATTCATCTTCATATTCATTATCGGCTTTTTTAGGTTTTTTAGGTTTTTCGTTAGGTTTTGAATTAGGTTTTTCTCTTTTTGGTCTTCCACCTTTAGCCCCATTAATTGCAGAGGTTTCACATCTTTTGTCATATTTTTCTCTATTTCTATTTAGGTCTTCTTTTATAAATGCAAATGCCATTTTTAATAAACCTGTAAATTTAGGTTCTGTTCCATGTTTTTCATATCTAAAAATGGCTCTCATTAGAATACCTAACTCTTCATCAGTTAAGTCTTCTAATTGTTCTTCATAATCTACATTCATTAAAAAACTCTTCTTTTCCATTCTGCCCCTCCTATATGTAACCAACCAAAACCATTGACTTTTATTACTTTATTTGCTATAATTATGTATGTAAAAAGTTAACACGAACTTTTTATTTTTTTATAGAAGAATAGTAATTGAAATTCACATTTCCCATAGAATCGCTGTTACTATTCTTTTTATTATTTTCTGATAACATTAAACATCCTACAATTATTATTAAATAAAATATTATTACCCCTTTATTTCTTTTTATCTTTTCCATAAGCTTGTCCTCCTTAATGAGAGCTATTTTCTCTCATAAATTATTTTTACATTATATTTTCTTCCTATTATTTCGTATAATTTTTCTATTAATATTCTTGCATGTTCTTGAGTAAAATTTTCCATCTTTTACCTCCTAATATAATTTATGCTTTTAGTTGTTCGGCCTTTCTTTCAGACACTTAATGGGAACTAGAAACAT